GCGATGGCGTCGAACGCGAACGTCTCCGCGCCGATGACGAAACGCGCGCCCTTCGTCGGATTCGCGGCGCCGATCTGGTCGCGGTACGCCGTGATGACGATCTGTGGCGACGTGACCTGCGATTGGTCGATGCCGACGGAGATCACGCCGCGGTCGATCAGCAGCGTGCACGGGATCGGCGTCGACGAGCCGGCCGGCGTGTAGGTGACGCGCGCCGGCTCGGCCTCGGTCGGCTTCTCGGCCATGCCGTGACGCGCGAAGGTGTTGCGCGCCAGTTTGTCGAACTGCGCGCGGAATGGATTGGTCACAGGACACCTCCTGCCTCGAGCGCCGTGCGCCAGGCCTGCCCGATGATGATTCGCGCTTCGTTGCTCTCGTGGACGCCATCGGCGTTGTGGTCGTAGATCGCCAGCAGGTTGTTGCTGCCGTCGGCGAGCGCGGCGACATGCGACGTGATGCGGCCGTCGACTCCGGTGATCGGCGTCGCGCCGTTGCCGGCGATCGATTCGTTGACCGCGAGCCATGCCGAGTACGCGGCCGCAGCGTTCGTGGCCGCGTCGAGCCAGACTTTGCATGGCGTCATCGCGGCGATGTATACCTTGCAACCCGAGGGCTTGTCGGTGTTGATCGTGTTGATCAGCGATTGCAGGTCGGCGATCACTGTCGCCGTCGTCGCAGTGTTCGCGCCGACGCGGCCCTTCACGTCGTTCAAGCCGATCTGCACGATGACCACCTGCAGCTTCGATTTATCGGCGATCGCGGACCAGTACGCGAGCTGATCCGCGATGCGACTGCCGGCCTCGGCGACATCGGCCGCACCGGTCACGAGGCCGCCGACGAAATCGCTCACCCGCTGCGCGTTCGGCGTCGGCGAGGACGTGATCGCGACCGTGCTATCGCCCAGCACCGCGGCGCGCACCTTGCCGCGCATCGCCCATTCCTCGGTCGCCGCGATCTCGTCTACCGTGAGCGTGCGGTTGATCAGCAGCACGCAATGGACGAGACCGCGTAGGCTGCTCGCGCCGATCCGAAACCGCGAGTTCGCCAGCGCCGACGCGCCGTTGAGCGAGCCGGTCGCGGTCTGCGTCGGCACGACCCCGCGCGTCCGAATCTTCACCTGGTCGGCGATCGCGGCGCCGGTCATGTGCACGCTGTAGACGTTGCAGTATTCGCGCGCGGCGATGCCGCTGCCGCGCTCCGCGGCGGGCACGTTGATCACGGCGCCGGCGGTGCCCCACACGCGGAGAAACGGCTGCGTCGCCAGGTCGGCGAGGATCGAGCCAGACGTCGAGCCGTACGCGCCGAAGATGAGCGCGTTCTGCGACCCGGTCGCCGAGTCCTGCTTCAGTGACGCGACGATCGTCGCGGTGCCGCTCGCCGACATGTTGATCGTCGCCGAGTTCGTCAATTCCGTGGGCGAGCCGTAGAAAAACAGGCCCGGACACGAGAACGACGTCACCTCTCGCAGCGTGACGTTGTATACCGTGCCAGCGAACGCCGCGTCGGCCGAGAACGACAGCGTCGTGTTCGTATTTGCCACGAATTGCTCTACGTAGCTGCCGGTCGCGTTTCGCGAGGCGCCGTTAAACGTCGTGCCACCGGTCAACTGCGCGGTGATCGTGCCGGCGCTGCGCGTGATGTTGTATACGAGTACATATGTCTTGCCCGCCGACAGCGTGACGTCCTGACTCAGCAGGCTTGCGCTTCCGGCGCTCTTGCTCGCCGCCGGCGCCGAGATCGACCAGCCGGCGCCCTTGGCCCAGTTCGCGTCGGCCGCGAACCGTCCGTTCGTCACGAGTTCGGAGCCGAGCGTGCGCGGCACGCCGCTCACGTACGGCCGATTTGCGGCCGTCGCCTGTATCTCGTGATGCCCTTTGCCCGACAAGTCGGTCGCATAGCCAGCGCGCTGGCCGTACGCCGTGACCGGCGTCGACCCGTCAGACACCTGCGCGAGGTTCGCGAATTCACGCGCGTCGAAGATCAGCCCCTGGTCGCTCGCGCCGAACAGCGATGCCGGGTCGAACTGCGGAACCGCCGCGCGAGGCGAGCTGCGGGCGCCGAGCATTCCGAACATCACGACACCGTGCGCCCGACGACGGCAAGACGCTGCCCCGCCCCGGTCGGCACGAGATAGATCTCGCCGGCCGCCGCCAGCGGGATCTGTATCCCGCTCTCGGCGTTCGGCGTGACGCCGATCGTGACGATGCAGTCCGCCTCGGCGAACACGCGCACGAGCGTCGTCTCGGCGTTGAAAACCGGCGACTGCGTGGTCGATCCGCTGATGCCGACCTTGTTCGACGCCTTCGGCGCGCACGCGGCGGGGATCGCGTACTGATCGCCTACGCCGCTGCCGACGCCGCCGAACTCGGTCACGTATACATCTGCCATGGTGGCGGTCCTTGCGGGTGCGAAGGGGCGCCGCCGACTCGCGCCGGCGGCGCGGTGATTACGGCGTGAGCGTCGCGTTGCCCGGCGTGAGCATCACGAGGCAGGTCGTCTCGGCGTTGGCGCCGGGCGCGGCCGCGACGACGGCGCCCATGAGATCGTTCGCTGCCGCCGTCGCCGCCGAGTCGTCGAAGGCCGCTACCGAGCTGTCCCACAGGAGCTTTTCGCCGGCGACGAACACCGCCGCCGACACCTTCGGAACGCGATAGACGCGGCCCGGGGTGCAGTCGACGGCGCCGACGGCGCCCGCGAGGATCGTGACGAGCGCGATGCCGATCGTGTGACCGATGCGAACCACGCTGCCGCTCGTGACGGTGCCGCCGCTGGTGTTCGTCCAGTCGATGACGCCGCCTTCCTGATAGAGATTCGTTGCCATTTGCTACCTCCAGAAACGACGAGGCCCGCTCAAGGCGGGCCACTCGTCGCGTATTCGGTTGTTGGTCGCCCTGGCGTTACCAGGTCACCTTCTGCGCACCGCGGTAGCCGACCGGGTCGACGCCGAAGTCGTGCACGACGCGCCAGCGAACGCCGAGCACCTCGAAGCCCTCCTCCATTTCGACCTGCGGCTCCTGCTCGCCGTTGAGGAAGCTGACCTGCAGGGTCGGCTCGAGGTCGGGATCGGCGAACGCGTACCACTGATTGCCGGTCAGGCGCGGCGAGTCGACGATGTCGCGGAACTGGCTGCGCACCGTATTCGGCTGCGGGTTCTTGTTCGACACGTCGGGATCGTTCTCGGACGAGTTGACCTTGACCGCGGCGTTGCGCAGCGCGTCGGGGCCGAGCCACACCGCGGGCACGATGCCGATGAAGTCGTTCGCGCCGACGTCCTTCTGCCGACCCATCGCCAAGCGCACCGCGTCCCATGCCGCGACCGACGGCACACCGCCGCTCGCGTTCAGGTTGCCGTGGTCGGCGTGGAACAGCGCCTTGTTGTCCGATTTCAGGACCGGGTTCGCCAGCAGCACGAAGTACGCGAGGTTCTCGATCGTGCGCGAACTCGACCGGCCGAGCTTCTTGGCGATCGTCAGGAACGCGCCGAGGTCGTCGTTTACGATCATCGCGCGCGACAGCGTGATCATCAGTGCCTTCGACTTCGCGGAAACCTGCTCGCGCTCGCCGTCGACCATCTTGCCGTGCTTGATCTCGCCGTTCTCGCCGACGTCCTGCAGGTCGCCGATGCTGCCCGACGCGTAGCTGTTGTGCGGGCGGAAGTCGGACACGGTGCCGATGTGGCAGAAGCGGCGCCAGGTGTCGGGCGCAGCGGAGAACTCGGCGCGGATCACCTTGTGCATGACGTTTTCCATCAGCACGGGGAAGTCGCTGGTGCTCTGCGTGATCGCCGCGCGCGCGAGCGCGTCGCCGTACACGCCGTCGATGCGGATGAGGCCGCGAGCCTGAATGCGACTGCGCGCGATGTCCTGCAGCGACGCGCCGACATACGGGTTGCCCCGGATCAGCGCCTCGTCGACCTTCTGGCCGCCCTTGCGCAGCAACCAGTTGATCGCCGCTTCGCGCGTCTTGTCGACCTCGTCCTGCGCCGGCGTCATGCGCGGGTTGTTCGGCGTCTGGCGCGCGACGAGCGCCTCGAGAACGTTGCGGTTGACGGTCGCGACGTCGTGGCCGCCTTCGAGGGCCGTGCGTTCGAACTCGTCGCCGAGATTGTGCGTGCGGACGACGGTACGGATGTGCGCCGCGCGCTCGCGCTCGGCGCGCGTCGCGGCTTCGCGCACGGCAGCATCGCCGGCCGGCGGCGGGTTGGTCGGAGCGCCCGGATCGTCCCGGCGCTGTTCGGAGGCCGGCGGAACCGGCAGGTTGGCGTTGTCGGGCATTGCTCGTTCCTCGATGTTGGTCACGATGTAGCGCTTCGGCGCCGCGGCGTCGTCGGACCGTCCGACGCCCACGCCCTCGTCGGCCGGGATCGGCACAAACGAAATTTCGCGAGGTTTCCACTTTGTGACGCGGTACTCGTCGGGCGCGTCCTTGTTCGCCTGCACGAGCAGGCGCTCGTCGATCGAATAGCCGACGCTGACGTTGCTGACGATCGCGTCCTCGATGTCCTGCAGCAGACCGGCGACGTCGTCGCGGCCCGAGAGGCGGATTTCGGCGTAACCCTTCTTGTCTTCGAGCCACGCGCGCTCGACGACGCCGACCATGCTCGCCCGGCTCCAGCTGTCATGCCCCCACAGCACCGGCGCGGAGCCGCCATTGAGCCAGCTCAGGTCGACTTCGTCTTCGTCGTGGCCGAGCCGTTCGAGCCAGTAGCCATCCCAGCCGTCGTAGCGGCGCACGAGGGCCTCCTCGCTGGAAAACGACAGCCGGATAAGCCGCTTGTCCTTGTCGACGATCGATGCGTCCGCGCGCACGGCACGGTAAAGCGGCGGGCCTTGAACCCGCTGACGAACAGGCATGGGGGAATCTCCTACGCTGCCTTGCTGGTGGCCGCGTCGGTGCGACCCGACGCGCGTTTCGTGGCTCGCCGCTTCGCGCGCGTGCCGGCCTTCGACTTCGCGGCGGCGGCGTCTTGGCGGGGATCGCAATCGACCACGATGCCGAGCGCATCGAGCGCTTCGTTGTCCGCGGCGATCTCGGCGTACACCTCGTCGGCGTCCTCGCCCAGCTCGCGGATCGCGGCCGACAGCGACGTGAGTCCGTTGCGGATTTCCTCTTTCTTCGCCGCGACCTCTTTGCCGGGATCGATCATTTCGCGGCGCGGCATGCCGTGCGACGCCGTCAGGCCGTCGACGGCCATGCCGGTCAGGCGCAGCGCCTGCCCGAACCACTCGACGACCGGGTCCATCAGCTGCGGCACGATCGTCAGCCACTGCCAGCGCTTGATGTTCGCGCTCATGTCGATGTTGCCCATGCGACCGGAGCTGAAGTTGACGCGCGTGAGGTCACCCGTCAGGGCGGCGTACGTGATGCCGTAGGCCGCCGCGATCTGCAGCAGGTAGTAGCGCATCATCGGAACGACGTCGCCCGGCTGCGGCGGGTTGTTGAACTCGATTTTCTTGCCCGGAGGAAGATGGTCGAAGCGGCCAGGCTCGAAGTGATCGGAAAGCGCCGGCTGCTTCTTCTGCCAGTCCTCGTCGATGGCCGCGCCCGGCGCGATGTCCATCACCACGCCCACCTGCGCGTTCGAGATCTTCTGCCGGAACAGGAATGCGTCGGCCGTCTCGTCCATGTCGCGCGAGGCGATCGTTACGGCGAAGCCCCAGGGCACGCCGCGCATCTGCTGCGGACGGTCCTTGCGGTAAATGTGCAGAACTTCATTTGCCGGCACTCGCTCCGACGCGCCGGTGCGCCCGATAACCTCGCCGGGATGATCTCGGAACAGCCAGTAGGCGACGCGGCGACCGATCGCGTCGAGCTCGACGCCCTGAATGATGCGGCCGCCGGTGGCGAGCATCTGCGTCTTGCTGTGGTCGAGGTAGTCGGCCTCGAGCACCTGCAGCTGCATCGGGATATCGAGCCCGTCGGACTTGTTGCGCCAGCGGCATCGCACCAGGCACTCGCCCGATTCGACGACGGCGCCCCAGATCAGCGCCTGCAGGCCGAACCAGTTCGTTTGCCCGTCGGCGTCGCACGCCGTCGAGCTGCACCACTTCGTCCACCGCTTCTGCGCGGTCTTGCTGCCCTTGATCTTGCTGGTGATGCCGAAGCCGATCGTGTTCGAGACGATCGCTTCCTTGGCGCGCAGGATCCACGGGTTGTTCTGGACGAGGTCGCGGTGCCGCTCGCGCAGGCGCACCAGCGCGCGCTGCAGATCCGCGTTCGCGCTCGTCGACGTCGTGCGCCATCCTTCCGTGCGCCGGCCGACGCTCGCGCCCTCGTAGCGCCGCACCTGGTCGAGCTGCAGCCGGTTGCGCGCGCGGCGCAGCGCCGTCGCCGGCGAGAAGAACGCGATGGTGCGCTCGAACCAGTTCAGCGCGCGCTGGGGCGTGACGCCCCATGCATCTGGCGCGTGGAGTGCTGCCGCGGCGGCCGTCATCACAGGCCCTTGCTGTAGCGGGCGTACGTGACGCTCGCGCCGTTCGTCGGACCGAGCAGCCCGAGTTCCGCGCGCATGCGGTCGCGCAGCCGGATCATCGCGTCGAGACTGTGGTACGTGACCTCGCGGTCGCCGTCGCGCACGCGCAGCGTGCCGCTCGCGATCGCCGCTTCCAGCGTCGCGAGTTGTTCCATCGTGAAATTGCTCATCGGCGATTCCCGTACAGGTAGCCGCCCGGCCGCCGCGGTGGCGGCGCCGGTGGCGGCGGTGGCGGCGCATCGGGCGCGAGCAGCTCGGGGTTCACGTCCCACGGCTGCGCCCACGACGGCGGGTTGTTCCAAAAGTTGCTGCGATCGGCGCGCAGATGGATCAGCGCGACTTCGCTCATCACGGCCAGGTCGATGGCCTCGTTCGGTGGCTCACCGGCGATGCGCTCCCATCGCTGGTCGCCGCGCACCTCCGCGCCGTATTCCTCGTAGTGCGATCGCGGCAGCCAGCCGGGGAAATGCCAGTAGCCCGTGCCCGGCGTCTTGCGCCACACGTCAGCGAGCACCGTGTCCTTGATGACGGTGACGTTGACGAGCAGCACCGGCACGTCGCCGATCGCGCCCGACTGGCGGTCGGTGCGCTTCTTGGCATCTGGATACGTTTCCTCGATCGTCGCGGCGTTGACGCGTTCGGCGCCCTTGTAGAGCCGGAACCGACGGTGCAGGCCTTCCTCGGCGCAGTCGTCGCGCAGGTGGCGAAAGAACTCGTACGCCTTGCGCGTCACGCCGGCCTTGCCGCCCGAATCGCAGATCGTGAAGCGGATCGGCATCGTGCGCCCGGTGTCGTCGGCGAGCGGGTACCGCCGGCGCAACACCTTGTCCTTGAGCCGGTGCCAGTCTTCCGCGTACGCGGCCGGATCAAGCGCCGCCATCAACGGCTCGCCGTCCTTGTACTTGCCGCTCGGCCGCTGCGACGACTTCAACGAGAAGCGATCGACGATCCAGCGCTCGCGGCCCGGCCCGTGTGCGGTGACCTGCACTTCAAAGCGCGGGCTCTTGCCGGCCTGCACGTCGACCTGCGCGAGCAAGAACGTCGCGCCGGCCGGCACCGTATGCTCCGGCCACTGTTCGTCAACCGGCTCGGCGCGCTGCTCGAGCTCGTTGTCACTCTTGCGGCGCCGCGCCGAGATCGGCAGGTAGACCGAGCCCTGATCGAGGTTCACGGTCGACTTGATGTCGACTTCCGACCCGTTGTGCGCGTACGACTGAATTGCCGTCGCGTACTTCTCCAGGATCTTCGGCCACGACGCGTAGCACGCCGCGACGCAGGACAGCTGGTAGCTGTCGATGTCGCTCTCGATCTCCTGGCCTTGGATCTCGAAGTCGTCGTCGAGGCGGCAACCGTCGGGAACCCAAATGCCCGAGTTGTTGAGCCGCTTCTTGTGGCGCTCGTCAATCTCGGTACCGCAACCCATGTTGCGGCAGATGACCTTCGCGTACTTCTTGCCCCACGCGCGCGGCTCGATGCTGCCGATGTCCTCCGCCAGGTGCTCGAGCGGCGGCAGGTTGAACATCACGTGGATGTCCGGGTTCAGCGGGATCGGCTTGCCGCAGTCAGGGCAACGCCAGTAGTACCAGTTGCGCGTGCCGCTGTTGTAGAGCGCCGTGATGCCAGTCGCCGGCGGAGCCATGTGTGGAAAACCCGGCGGCGCCTTCCAGCTGGCGTCTCGATGCTCGCGGCGGATCGACGACTCGGCGACGAGCTTACCGGCCGACAGATACGTTGCCGTGCGCATCAGCGCCAGCGCGAACAGCGAACCCTCGCCGTCGATGTCATCGGCCGCGAGGTCGTACTCGGTGATGCCGACGTACTGATAGCCACGCGCCGACAACTGCGAACCGGACGGCCAGCCGATGTCCAGCACGTCGCCGGCGCGCCACAGCTTGTCGTAGGTGTTGTCGTCCTGGCGGCGCGGCGACAACCGTTCTTTTAGCTTCGGCGACGCCTTGATGATCCGGTCGAAGTGGACTCGGCTCCACTTGCGCGCCGAGTCCTGACTGCCGTGCACGAGCAACTGATCGCCCGGCGCGTAGACGCGATTGCGAGCGGTCCACCCGTCGATCAGGCTGGCCGACTTGCTGCAGCGCGCCGGCCCACAGAAGACGATCGCGCGGTAGCGACGAGACGCGGCCCGATCGCACGGCTTGCGCATGTACGGCGACAGCTCGATGTCGTACGCGCCGCTCGGCGTGATCAGGACGTCGGTGATCGCGTCGGTTACGTCGATCTCGGCGGGCGGCTCGTACATCGCCGCCGTTTCGATGCGAAGCTCACGAGCCGCCGTGAACATCGCCCGGCTCGTCTTCGTACTCGGCCATCTTCGCCGCGAGCTCCTTGCGCAACTGCCTCGTCAGCTTTTCCATGTGCTCGGTACACTCCGGGCTCCAGCGCATGTCGCGCTCGAACACGTCGGGCAGCGTCGCGAGAAAGCGCGTGATGGTCTTGGCGATGAAGGCCATTTCGGCGTGCACGTCGGCCGCGGCGACCAGCTGCTTGCAGTCGGCCAGGTACTTCAGGCGCTCGCGCTCGCCGGACCAATGCGCCTTGCGGTCAGTCGCCGACATCCTGGTCGGATCAGGCGGTGGCGCCTCGCCGTCAGAGCCGTTCTGCGGCTGCCCGAAGATCGCGGGCACCACATCCCGGAGCCGGTACGTCGGATGGCCACCGCGCTTGCCGGAAGGGCTCACGCCGGCGGCGGTGATGCGCCGTTTCAGGACGTCGCGGTCAAGCCCGAGCTCGTCTGCCAGGCGACGCAGGGAGAACGACATCACCCCGTCGGTCATCTGCGTCACGTCGCCCATAAACCCGCCAGTGCCGCCAGTCGTTTTCCCTTATTCCGCCTAGCTTTTCGGGGTCTGGTGGTGGCGGTCCAAAAAACCGGAAAAACTGTCGATCTCCGCGAGTCTTCGCGCCCGTGGTAGGCCTGCCGGCCCCGGAAGGACCCAAAAGTATACCTGAACGGCGTTCAATTTCGCGTTCAGGTTCGTGAAACCGGGCGCGATGCACGACAACGCGTCAGCCCTCGGCGTCAGGTGTCCGCAGCTCGATCGTCGGCGTCATCGCCAACACGTCGAGGTCGTGGTTCGCCGCCCTCGACGTGTAGCTCTCACGCCGCGTTGCCTGCGCGATCCCGTCGAGGATCGACGTCAGCGCGTGCGGTGCGGCGGCGTGCGCTGACGCGCCACACTGCACGCATCTGGCTCGCTGTATGTCGTAGCCCCACTCGTTGCAGGCACGGCATTGCGCGTATGCGGTCAGCGCCATGGCTCAGCCCTCAGTCGATGCGACAGTCACGAACGGGCGGCGAACGTGCGCGCTGTGTTGCTCGGCGGCAGCAAGGGCGCGCTCGACCCGCGCGAGCGGTTCAACGTGGTTGCCCATCGCATGCAATGCGCCGAGTGCGTACGCCTCGCCGCATCCGACGGCGTCGTATCCCCGCGCTGATTCACCGACCTGGTAGTCGGCCTCGATGCGGAACAGGCGGCCGGCATAGCCGACCAGGAACACGCCGCCCTTCTCCACCTGGTCGTGCGTGGCTGCGAACCCGCCAGCCTTGAGACAGGCCCGCACGGCGTCGATGAAGTCGTTCACCATGAACGCCATCACGTCCTGTCCCTGCCGCGGCGTGGGCGGGTTGAACGCGTACCGCAGCAGCTGCCCCATGCGATACGACGTCGTGAAGCCGAACACGAACGCGCCGTTCTGGAACACCTTGCCGTCGGCGCGGTCGATCGCGTTGTAGCCGTTGCTGCCGACGCTGTCGCCGCCGATGACCACGCGGCCGGCGTGAGCGATACCCACGATGCAGGTCACGATTGCACCTCGCCTGCGTGGTCGAGCAGCGCTGCATCGTGTTTGATTCCCTCGACGGTCAGCGCACCACGCGGTTGCGTATCGCCGCTGACGCTGCCTATCACGAGCGCCCGCAGTTCCTCGTCTTGCCGCGCGCTCAGGTGTTGCGCGGCGCGGCGTGCGGCCTCGCGGATGTCGAACGTGTCGTTCACCAGGTCGTCGTGCGAGACGGTCACCTGCTGCGACCACGCTACCGACACCGAGCCGAGGCGCGCGCCGGCGCGCAACGTGCGCCCGATCCGGTAACCCGAAATGTCGAGGCGAACGCGGTCGCCGGCGTTGACCAGCAGCGGCGCATCCAGCGTGAGTTCCCCGCGCAAAACCTGCCGGCGGCGCGGCGGCGGCGCCTTCGGCAACGGGCGGCACGCGATCGCGCGCTTACGCCAGCGTCGCGGCTGCGCACCTACGAGGGCGGACAACCACGCCGGTACCGGCTTCGCGATCGACACGGCGCCTGCCGTGACATGGCGCATGAACCCCTTGCCCGGGTCGACCGGATTGATTGTGTCGATGGTGATCCGCATCGGGCCGGTCGTGCCGATCGGCACCATCTCGTTCGAGCCCTCGCGCTGAAAGAACACGCGAGCCGGCCATGCGGTCTTGTCGATGTTGGGCGCGAACTGCATGGCTCAGCCCCCGGCAGTCTTGCGCAAGGCGTCGATCGCATTGAGCATCGAGGCCTTGTCGTCGTCGCTCGCCGGCAGCAGGCGCACGTTCGCTTCAAGCGGGCCGAGTTCGACGCCGTCGGCACGAATCAGGCCCACCAGCGCGGCGCGCAACAGATCGCGCTCGGCCTTGATGGCCAGCTTGTCGCGCAGGCGGAAGCCGAGCAGCGGCCAGATATGGTTCACGGCGTTCGCGCGCGACACCTTGCGGCCGAGTTCCACATCGAAGTTTTCGACGCTCACCGCGGCGGAATAACCCTCGACGGTGAAGCCGTTGTCGAGCGTGAGCTGGCACACCGTCGTGCGGCCGTTCGGCAGCACGGTGTACGACTCGGCCTTGATGCAAGCATGCACCTCGTCGACCGTCACGCGCGGCGCCGTGAGCCCCTTCGCGACGATTTCCGCTTCGATCACGCGCTCGTTCGGCGACAGCAGGGTGATTGCGCCTGGCGCGCCGTCGACCCGACGCAGCGCGCCGGTCGAGAAGTCACGCACCGTAACCTCGGCGGTCACGCCCTCGGCCGTGGTATCCACACCGAACACGGCGACGGCATCGACCGTCGGCGGCACGCAGTCGAGGTCGATGCGCGCGTGCCACAGCGAGTCGGGCTCGCCGGTCAAGACGATGCGCGTCACGCCAGGCAACGGCTCGCCGTTCGGCATGATGACCTCCATGCCGGTGAACATCGTATAGCCGCTGGCCGTGATCGGCTTGGCCGGCACGATGCGGACGAGATCGTCGGACGCAGAAGGGTTCGCGGCGGGCTCGCGCCCGTCGTTGGTTTGTTCGTTCATGGGGTGCACTCCCAGGTTGAATATTCGGGCGCTTCGTCAGCGCTCGGGCGGTGGAACGAGATCGCGGATCGCCGCCTTATCGGCGTTGCAGCTACTCAGGGCTGGCGCCCATCCGCTGCCGATCCATCCTGCGAGGTCGCGGTACGTCGTACGGGCCTCGGCGGAATCGGGGTCGGTGCCGTCAACTGCGACGACACGGGCACCAGCTGCAGCACCGGCACTTCGACCGTCTGCGTGCGCGTCGGGTCCGGGCGGACCGAAGGCCGCGACGTCGAGCAGGCGCACAACAGCGTCAGGCACAGGCTGATCAGCACAACGGTCATTCGCAGTCGCGTACGCATGGTCGAGCTCCTGCCGCGCAGCACTGAGCGCCAGCACAGCGGCGGCGCGCTGCGACTCGCGGTGCGCGAGCGTCGCGCGCGTGATCGTGTCCATGAGCTGGCGCGTGCCGATGCAGCGATCGAGCGCGGCGGCGTGCGCGATGTCGCGCCCCTCGGCGTCGGCGGCGGCGGTCCACGCATCGAGCAGCTCGGCGCGCGCGTCGACCACGTCGTTGTTCGCCTTGTCGAGCAGCACCTGTACGGCGGCACGGCCGGCCGCTTCGCCGGCAGCGCGGGTGGCGCGGACCTCGCTCGCGTGCCACAGCCAGGCGGCCACGACGATGGCGAGCACGACCCACACCTTCCACGGAACCTTCGCGAGCAACGCGAGGCCTTGCTTGAACACGCCGCCGAAGAACGCGCGGACGATCAGCCACAGCGCACCGAAGCTCATGCGGGCGGCCCTCCCTTGCGCGACAGCCAGTCGCCAGCGAACTTCATCAAGCCCTCGGCGCCGATGTGGCCAGCGAGGCTCGCGAGGCCGTACAGCGCCGGCGAGGGCAAGTCAGGCCAGAACGCGAGGGCGACCGCCGCGACCATCGACGTGGTGCCGCCGACGATCGCGCGGCCGGCGAACACGCGCCACGGCACGCTCTCGGCCGCCGCGAGCGCCTTCCCGACAGCGACGAGTGCGCCGACGGCAAACAGGGCCATCAGGCCGCGATCGTGCTGATCGAACATGGAGCGGCTCCGGTTCATGGCCGTCAGGCGAGGGTCAGATAGATGCGCTCGATGCGATCGACGTACGTCGTCGTCTCGTGCGCGTTCGCAGCGCCGGTCACTTCGGGCAGGCGCGCGATGATGGATGCGTAGTCGGCGGCGCCGTTGGCGAGCTTCTGCGCCTTGAGGATGTTGCCGATGCCGGCGTTGTAGCTGGCCTGCGCGAGCTTGCGGCGGTCGGCTTCGGAACGCGGCGCCTTCCACTGCGCGCGGAGGTGGCCGAGGTACCACGCGCCAGCGAGGATCGCCGGCGCGGGATCGAACGGCGACGCGTCGGCCGCCAGCTTCGCGCCGCGGCGCGCCTCGGGCCAGGTGGCCGGCATGAACTGCATCAGCCCCTGCGCGCCAACGCGCGACACGGCCTTCGGGTCGAGCGCGCTTTCGGCAATCGACTCCGCTTTGACGTACTGCCACGCCCACTGCGGCACATACAGACCGGCCGCGAGCACGAAGATCGGGTCGAACTCGTTGGTGTACGACGACATGACGTCAACCTCCGCGCCGAGCGCGCCAGGCGCCGGCCGTGTATGCGACCGCGGCGAGGCCTGCGATCGCGAGCGGCCAGATGTAGTACGAGGCGTGCGCCTCGGCAGTTGCCGGTGCGCAGCCGCCGAGCAGCGGCAGCGCGGCGATAAGAAAACGTGCACGAAGCCGATTTGTGGACGGCGCGGCACTCCGGCATGCTGCACGGCGCCAACCCGCAGCACACCGGAGACCGCAATGGAAAAGATCGACTACGCGAAAGAGCGCAACAAAGTACGTCGCAACATCCATCAACTTCAGGGCGAAATGGCGAACCACCTCGAGATGTTTGGAGACGAACTCGCGCGCCAGCAGAAGTACCGCTCGAAGCTCGACGGCATCGAGGCGCTGCGGTACTACCTCATGCAGAAGCACGGCTGGCTCCCACGCGACGTGATGTCGATGAGCTACCTTGAGATCGAGTTCGCCCTGAGCGAAGAGAAAGCAAATTGGACTGTGCCAAAAGCATTTCGGCCCGAAGCGGACAAGAAGCCGAAGAAGCCTTGAGCTTGAGTTCGGCGGCGCGCGCGGCGTCCAGACGCCGACGCGCGTCGTCGACTGCGCAGCGAGGGTCAATGTTCATGATCGTCACCATCATCGCTTTCGACGACCCGGCGCGCCTCGTCCGGCAGCAGCATCGAGCCCTTGCGCTGGCGCGCGGCGAGCAGCCGCGCCCAGCGATCTTCGGTCAGGGCCGGGGCTGCACCCTCGAAGGCGCAGATCGTGACGTCGGCGGGGAACATGACAACCGGCCGTCAGCCCTGTTTGTCGCCGGCGCGGTTCAGGACGACACCGCGCGCCTCCGCAGCGCGGAGGATCTCGGCGATCTTTTCGAGACTGCCGCCGGCGCGCACGCGATAGCG